AAGATGAAGCTGTGCCACTTCCAAGTCTAGCTGTTGGTACTGTACCACTAGCAAGATTAGAAGCATTAAGAGGGTCAGTAGCAAGTTTAGAGTTTGCTATACTTCCTGAAAGCATATCATTTGTAACTGTACCTGTGTCTGGTGTTTGTGTAGCTACTGCTTTTCCTAGATAAGCAATCTCTACAATATCACTTGATACTAATGTTCCACCAAGAGTAATACGAGTAGAAGTTGTTAAAGATAAATTTGTGCTATCTTGTTTTACAAAATTGACCCATACTATAACATCACTTAAATTGCTGATTGCATGATCTAAATCCACATAGTTATTGGTACTTGATGTAATACGCTGTTTAGCTGTAGTTATAAATCCACTTTGTGGAGGAACACCTAAATATGCCATGTTATGCTACATCTGTTAATAGTGAAACAATTACATCAGCTGTGCCACTATCTTTTTTAACTTTTATTAATCCACCACTAGGTATTACTATTTTTCCCTGAACACACTCTAATGAGCTGCCAGTAGGTAGAGGTGCATTTTTAATTATGTATCTATCGTTAGAGCCATCATTAAGAACTGCGTCTACATTTATAGAAGTAGTACCTGTATTTGAAATAAGTAAACCAATAACAATTTGCTTATTACTTGTAGCGGAAACAATAGTAGTCAAATTATTATCAGCTAGTGTTGCGTCAGCTTGTGAAAAATTATTTGCCATATATTTCCTATCCTAATGCGATTGCAAAAGGAATACTATTATCCGTTGCTGCAATCGTTAATGTTTCATTACCACCATTATTATTTTCTGTAAACGTCACATTAGTTCCAGCTACTAACTTACCATTAAGATAACCAGCAGTAGTATCATTAGCAGATACTTTAGCTAAGAAATCTGTATCAGCAGATATAACTTGCCAAGAAGAACCATCATAATATTTTAATTGATTAGAAGTTGTATTGTAACATAAATCTCCAGCATCTAACGAAGAAGTTGGATCAGAAGAAGCTACTCTATATTGATTAGCAAAACTATTAACTGAAGATATATTAGAAGCTACAGTATTAATATTAGCTATAGAACCACTACAATTTGACATAGCAGTTACATTAGCTGAAGTACCTAAAGTATTCATTGCAGTAACATTGGCAGAAGAAGCTAAAATATTCATGTCATTAACAACATCAGTAGTCGCTAGAATATTCATGTCAGTTACTACATCAGAAGTTGCTAAAGTATTCATATCAGCCACTACATCATTAGTAGCTAAAATACTCATATCCTCTACTATTGCAGCAGTACCTAATATTCCCATGTCTGTTATAACAGCAGAAGTACCTAATAATCCCATAGCAGTTACAACAGAAGAAGTACCAAGCAATCCCATAGCAGTTACATTGGCACTTGTTGCCAAAGTATTCATATCACTTACAATATCTGAAGTAGCTAAAGTATTCATATCTGATATAACATCAGATACTCCTAATAATCCCATAGCTGACACATTTGCTGAAGTACCAAGTAATGCCATATCTTCTACTATTGCAGTAGTTCCTAATATTGCCATATCGGCTACAGCATCAGTAGTTCCTAATCTTCCTATTTCTGTAGATTTACCAGCTACAGCAGTTACATCTGCAGAAATTCCAGCTACTGTAGTTATGTTAGCGCTTATACCAGCACAAGTTGTTATGTTTGCAGCTATGCCAGAACAAGTAGTTATATCACTAGCTATTGCGGCAACAGCAGCAACATCAGTAATTGATTGACTAAATTCTAAAGCATTTCCAGATGAATTAACTGTAAGTATTTTATTTGCTACTAAATTAGGAAAAGTTAAATTATAGGTATTGGCTGTACTTGCAGCAGCTTTTGGGGAAAACTTTAAGTTATCCTCGTTTTGTTGCATCATAGCAACAATCTTATCTAATTCTGTATTAAGTGTTTCTACTGAAAATTGACCTGAAGCTGGAAAGTCAGTAGTCCTAGCAATAGGTAATTCTCTATAAATTGTATATATATCTCCATTAGTAGAGTTAGCTCCTAATGTAAGTGTACCACCACCAGTAGAACCAGCTCCTGATACAGAAAATTGATTTACATTTGCTGGGTTTGTACTGTAAGTTAAATTAGTATCAGTACCACTAGAAGTCTTAATTGCTTTAATATCTGTAACAGCAAAAAATTCAAAAGGTATAGTAAAACTAGCTTGTGTATTAGCAGCTGTGTACTGTATTCTTGGCGAAGTATCGTTAATTTGTATTGTCATTTATCTTAGACCTTTTTCAACATTGTCAAATAAGCTATCTAAATACCATACATTTTGAAAGGGAATTAGTCTACGCACATTCTTGGCTGTATAATGATTATGCGTACCTTTACCCCAATCAAACATAATATCAGTAATATTAGCAAACTGAGAAGAACTTGGACCTAATAATCCAAATCCACTCATTACATTTTTAGTTGTATAACTACTATAAGGTTTACCAGCTCCTAACATTGGTCTTAATCCTATTTTATTATTTCCCATTCTTTCTACAACATTATTAATATCTGAGTATATTCCACCTAATCCACTTCTATCAAAAGCATTAACTATTTTTTCTCCAAATGGTTTTTTACTATAACTTCTATCAAATGCTTGTGTACGAATTGCATCTACCATAGCACCAGCTCCCATCAACATTAGTGAACCAGAAAGGAAAGATAAGTCTCTTTCTTGCATACCTCTTAATAACATTCTTTGAGTTGCAGCCATTGCAAATTTTTTAAATTGCACAAGCACACCTCCCATTTCAGTGTTAAACCATAAAGGAATATCTCCTTTGCCTGGAGTAACAATAGTAATATTAATATCTTTACCTAAAGCACTATGAAATAAATCTGCTGTAGCTCTTGCTTCATCATCCCAAAATTCTGTATTAGCTATTCGTGTATATTTCCATTCAGCTTTATTTGCATCAGGACCTAAACCATGTTTTTGATATTGCTGATAAATTTTTCTAGCAGCAATTTCATCTATACCAGCATTTAATAATTTAGCTTTTTGTGTTTTAGTAATTGTTCCATTTACCCATTTACCTGATTCTTCAATTAACCGAGTACCATTAACTGCACTTGCCCAACTTTTCATTAAAGTATTCCAAGGGTTCATTGCATTTACATAAGTAAAATAAACATTAGCCATACTGCTAGTGCCTTTTTCAAATTTATTAAATACACCAAAAGCATTTTCTAAATCATACATTGACATAGCTCTAGAACCTAAAACCATATCAAGAGCTTCTCCTGATAAGTATGCTTGTTGTTTAGATAATTTAGCTAATTCAGTTCCTAATGAATTTGTAAATAAATCCCATGAAGTTCTAAACCCTCTATTAATTCCTGAAGTCATAGCTATTCTTGCAACATCTGGTACTGCTGCCATAAACCCAGTAAGCATAGTCATTGAATTATATAATTTAGCTACTCGTACTCCACGACTAAATGCTCTTTGTGGATTTTCAGGTAAACCATAAGTACCTCTAATTAAATCTCTAGCAGCTTCTAAATCTTCAATAACTTGATCTCTTTCTTTTTCTAATTTCTTTTTTTTATCTTTTGTAGCTAATTTAATTTTACTATTATATTCATCTGTTATTTGTTTTAATCCTTGATTTAATCCTGAGTTATTACTCCAACGATACCCACTCATCATTGGGTCGCCAAATACTTTAGTTAATTCAATATCAGGAGCAATAGAATTAAAATATAATCTTTGCAGTATAAACATATCAGTTTCTACAAAACCTTTTTCTGCTAATATAACTTCATCTTCAGGTCTTAATCGTAATTCTCTAGTTCTAAAATTTCTAGCAACTGTAAGAGGATTAGCAGATTTAGTTTGATCAAATCTTACAAATGGTTGTGCTTGTTTTACTGATTCAATTAATTCTTCAATAGCTTCATCAGTCATAGTAGGATTTTTTGCTTTAATCATTGGAGTAACTAAAGATTTAAATTCATCAAATCTTGATTCTATTTGATCTCTTAACCATACACGATTAACATAATTTTTTGCTAAAGAACCATTGTCTTTCATGTACGCATATTTTTCTTCTAATTTAGCTAATTGTTTTTC